AAACATGTTGACTGAATTACGAACCAATGACGTTAGTGCCTTGGGCTTGCGACCCATGTCACCTTTCATGTCACCTGCTTCAAATTGGTTGACATCAGTTGGTGTCAACAACATGCCCAATGAGTCAATCACCCATAGCACCTTCATGCGTTCACCGTCCGGCAGGGCTTTGTAGTCAATCATGAATGTTGAAATAGCCTTGGCCACATCATCAATCATGCTCATGTTTAATTTTAGCAACTTATCTGCGCCAGTGTCCACACCCAGTGCATGTAGCCATGTCTCATCCAGTGCATTTTCTGTATCAACCAAGATAACAAAAATACCTTGCTCTTGTGCGTTCTTCACAATGTTGCCTGAACAGATGTAACTCTTGCCTGCCCCGGATTCTCCGGCAAACACTGTGATCTTGCCCAAGGGAATGCCTCGGTTGAAATCTCCGCTGATGAGATAGTTCAAGGCAAAGTTGCCTGTTGAAATCCAATCTGTTGGATCATTGAATCCAATACTCAGGCCTTCGATGCTTTTGGTAATGTCCTTGCGGAACTTGCTTACGTCAAATGGTTTTCCCATGATTAATCCTTATGTTTCAGTTATTATACACGTTTTATTAAGTGAGATCAAGTTATGATGAGCCAATTTACATTTCTCCCAACCTATTTGAAATATATCTGGCTCATACATAAATGCATTGCTAATCCAAACAAAACTATTGTCTAAAAATTTTGGATTTGCAAACAAATCAATCAATTCAAATTTAACTTTTGTGCGGTGCCATGTTGGCCAAAAGTCAACAACATCCTGCGGAGGGTTGTACTCTCCGTAAGTTGGAGGAGTTACATTAATTGTGTTAGGTAATGTGGCACAACTGTGCAAGAATTGTTGGTATTCAAGTTGTCGTTGACATTTATCGTATATTGTGATTGATTCAAATGACTCGACGCCAAAATTTTTTATTAGTTGCACACTTTTCCAGCCACTGGCTAAACCATAAAAATGCTGTGCATCTGTTGTGGTAGATAGAATTGGTTCAGTGTTGTCTAGGTATACTAATTTATTAGATTTTAAAACAACTTTATACAGATTTTCAAGTATGTATAACTGTTTACTCCCAACGTGATACGGCGGCCTTTTATGAACTTCATATGTGTAATCAGGAGTAAACTGAATTAAATCATTGTGACCCCGAGCATCAACTAAAGTGTTTACAGTTGGATGTTGATGTCTAAATGTTGTAGTAACAAATTCACCGCTGTTGATAATGATACCCTTACTATTAACAATATCAGCAACGCCATCGACTACCATGCAATCATACGCCCAATTAGTTCCTTGATTTTTTGCATCAAAAAACAATTTGGTCTGCGTGAATCTCAACAGCCCTGGATTCTTATGTTTGTCAATGATAAAAATTTTGTTCATAACTTGATTTAACTATACCAGGCTTTACTTTGGAATGCACAATGATGTGTGTTCTAACTTGATTCGAGTTGTTAAGTGCAAAATGTCGGTTACTTATGTCAACCATGAATGCTGTACCTGTTTCAAACGGTACTGTGCCATAATCTAAAAAACGAAACTCACATCCAACGGGATGATTAATAGCAATATTTGTTTCAAAAAAACCCGACTCAACTCTATCTTGATGCGGCAGTATATATCCTTGAGGATCAAGCCACATAAATCTAATTCTCCCAGTATTGTCAGTTATTTCAAAATTGTTTTTGATAAACTCAACAGTGCAAGGACACTGTTGTGCAATTGACGTCCACAATTTAGGTGCTGTTGTATTTTCAGTTATGTCGGGAGATTCACCATACAAAGTTAAACTCTTCCATCCAGAGTTTCGATAGTTACCAAATGAATCATTGGGCCTGTGCAGTACACTTTGATGATATAACTGATTTGCTTCTGTTAAAATATTTTGGTAAGGAATTTGCAGATTTAATTTTAACCAAGGCAATTTACTGGCTGTATAAATCCATTCTTCACTGGGAAGATATTTCAAAAAAGAATTGATTATTTTGTTCATCAGTATTGCGTATTAAAATTTTTCTAATATCAGTTAATTTTTTATCAAGATCTAATAGATTGCCCAAGCTGATTAATGCTCCAGCGATTTCAACATTGTGATGTTGGCACCACTCTATATAGTTGGATGGCGGCTGTCTTACTAAAGGACGACACAAAGAAAATTCAATAATCCCGCTGAGCATTTGGTAATCATTGGTGTCTGTATCAACAATGTTGTCATCCCAATTTCTAAACTTTTCCCAGGTTGATCTTCCAAGATTGTCAAATCCCAGCATCAAATTATCGATGTTGAATCCTGTAATTTGTTTTCCAAATATATTTTCAACTTGAAATGGATCTTGATCATAGTTTACAAACTCATACTTGAAACTATTTTCAAGCTCATGAATGTTCGAGTTTATATTCCTGTAATCTACATCTGCATTCTTCATAGCCCTGAGTAAAGACACTATTCTTGGGTGTGCTATACCAGTTTTAACCCAGTCTCGATGCAGTTTGTTTAGGTAATCTTGATCAAGTAAATCTCCAGACCAATCATCAATAACAAACGGTAGTTTGTTATTAAATTTTTCAATATTCTGTATGCTATTTTGCAATGCTGGCACTAGATCATTGGAAAATTTTTTTGTCTTGCAAAAAAATTTGTTGGCATTTTTTTGCGTTATTTGATCTAAATAATAATCAAAAAGATCTGGGAAAGTAACCTTGAATGCAATTTCATCCCCGGAGTTTTCCCAGATCAATTTTGCCAGCATGTTACTTGGCTTGACGGCTGCGGATCATGGCCAGGATGTCCTGGGCATTTTGTCCTGAGGCTGCAGGCTTGGCCACTGGTGCGGCTGCTGTAGGAGTGTCGTCTTCATCAAAGCCATTGTCTGCTGGTGCAGGTGCTGCCACTTTGAGTGCAGGCTTGGCTGCTGGTGCATCTTCGTCAGCATGGCTGGCTCCAGCACCACCGGGTGCTTGCACACCAGCAGGACGGAAGTATTGACCCCAACGTTCTGTGTTGTAAGGCTGTCCATCCACTGATGCCTCAAACATCTCTTTGATGACCTTGAGCTCTACATCGCCTGGCTTCTTGGGCAGGAATGTGCTCAAGTCAAACAAATTATGTGTTGCAATGGCTGCTTGTTCGGCTTCTGTGAGTGCAGACTCTTTACGTGCCCACTTACTGGTTGAATAGTCAGCATATCCGCCCTTGCTGGTCTTTGACACACGGAAGTCCAATCCACGCAGGGTGTCTGTGGGCATTTCTTCCAGTTCAGGATCCATCAAGGCACCTTTGATGGTGGCAAAGATTTGTGGTCCGATGATGAAACGTCGGATGGGATTTTCTGGAGTCTTGTCTTCGTTCATGGGATTCTCACGCACAAAGCCTTGGAAAATGTATGAACGCTTTTTCCAGTATTTGCGACCCATTTCTTCAAGGCTCTTGTCCTTGAACCAGGTGCGCACTTCTGCCAAGATAGGACATGCATCGCCCCACATTTCCACACAAGGTACTTGCACGTACACTTGTTTGCTATCCATCTCGCCTTTGATGCCAGCGAAAGGTAAACGAATCATTGCTCGCTCTTGCCAGAAAAATGTGTTTTTTGTATTTGCATCGGGAAGGAATCGCAGTGTTGTACTTTGTCCTTCTTCCATGTTCCAATGTGGATAAATTGAATTGTCTCCACCAGTGGATTGCCCACCTTTGTTGCCCTCTGCTGCCTGTAGTCTTGCTCTGATTTCTGCTAATGATGCCATAGTTTTTCTCCTTAGTAAGTTGCCTATGTTATGTTGCCTATCTAAATGTTTAGATCTTGGTTGCCTGTGACACAAACAAAAAAGCGCAAACACTGTAGTAGTATATGCGCTTTTTGTCTACGTGTCAATGTTATTTATGATCAAGTTGTTCTAAATTAAAAATATCGTAGGGGAGCTGTTGCAGTTGCTGATGGTTGTGCTCGAACACGTCAATATTGGCCACAAACAAATCATGCAATGTATTTTGATCAGCAGTGAGTTTTTTTAAACAATCAATGTAGGCAACAAATCTTGGTTCATTGGCAATGTTCCAATCCACCGTTTGATCTTCAATGTTGTCCCAACCAAAATCAATCCCAACAGGAATTTTCCAACCGTTTTCAACTAGACTGAGATAATAATGCCTGGGACCAAAATTCAACACAAATCTACCTTGTATCAAATGGTCATATGTTTTTTCACAAAATATCACATTGGGTCCTTTGATCAATGATTCCAGTTGAGCAGACACATAGGTATTATCAAAAAATCTTCTTGCTGGTGGAGTAGCCGTTAAAATTCTGATTTGTGTTTCGCCTGTGTCAGGTGGCAACACAGTTTCTTCTGACAGGCCGCTGTGAAATCCGGGTATGTGATTGATTGAGTTGTATAAAACGTTTTTTAGGGCTTGATTGTTTCTGCCATACAAAGATAATAAGACTGACAACCGTGGATCTAAAGATATTGGCCATTGATTAAAATTTTCTTTACCAAGTTGCTTCCATCCTGGTATTTTGTCAAGATAGGCTTGTTTGCATCGATTCCAATAATAATCAAAATGCACAACATTGTTTATACCAGGAATAGGACGTTTACAAATGGTTATCAAACTGGTTGGCAATATTTTTTGAAAATATTTTATCATTTCAATGCGCTGATCTTCAAAAATTGGAACATAATGAAATATATCATAAAAAACCAATTTTTGAATTGCGTGAGTTTTAATATAGCGTTTGAGTAATTTTTTTGTGTAGAATTCGTTACGAGAATCAGGATAGACTTCGTACTGCCAGTAATCTACCCACAACTCGTGCGATGATTGATTTTGTACAATAGGTAACCACTGCGGCAATTTAAAGATCCAGTCATTGCTGCCTGGCAGTAGTGCTACTTCGCGCATGCCTATTTGTTATCTGAGCAAAGCCAATGATTTTATTCTTGCCAACAGTGCGTCACCTTCTTGGGTTGGAGTTTCTTTGCCTTCGTAGTATGCACCAGTCATTGCTGAGTTGCTGTTGATTGGATCATCTGTGCTGGTTTCTGCCATTGTGCCACGGGTTCGGTTTCTCAACTGTGCCAGTTGTTGGAATATGGATGACTTTTGATTACGAGTATCTGTCTGATCCGATGGTGCTGGAACTTCTGCAGCGGGTTCGGGTCTGAAGTTAGGTAGTTTTGTACTCGGACTTGATCCCAATTTTGCTCGTGGTAAAGAATAATCTGTTCCTGGTTGGGCTGCTACATCTGCTGGAGCATTGGGTGCTGTTGGTGCTGTTGGTTCTGTTGGTTCTGTTGGCGCAGTAGGTGCTGTTGGTGCTGTTGGTGAGAGTTGCTGTGTGCGTCTTTTCACAAAAGCCACTGGATCTTGTTGATATTCTAGATCTGTGAGTTTGTCTTGTAGGTATTGTTGATTGCGTTTTTCTAAATCAGCATCCAATGCACCTTTACGTGCTATGTATCCTGCCTCTGCGTCTTTTTTCAGTGCGGGCAGTTTGGCCATGTCTGCTGGAGTGTTGAGTCCGTGCTTGCTGGCCAGGAATCGTTGACGCATCAAGTCGTCTTGACTCATTCCTGATCGGCTCAACAAGTCTTCCAGTTCATCAAATTCATTGTTGTGCCCGCCTCTGTAGTCTGGATCATACACACCTTCGTCCATGTTAAGTTTATTACCAAGGCCCAGGGCCTTGGGAAGTTCTGGCGCTATATTGTAATCAACTTTGCCAGTGGCGGTCTGGTTTGTAAATTTTGGTGGCACAGATGGATTGGTGACAAAATTAACATCGGGCTTTGGATCTTGTTTTGGGGCAATGGGCTCGGATAAAAATTGTTCATACATACCACATTCGGCTAGTCCGTGTTCTGGGCAGTAAGAACCTTCCATGGTCATGTTGCATGAGCCTTCGTTCACAGGCATGATCATTGGGCTAATGAGATTTTCATTTATGCCGAGATCGTCAGCAAATTGATTACCAATCCATTGACGTGTGCTGCCATCTTTGGCTTTTTGTACACGGTATGGCATCGCACCATGTTGGTTATAATAGTCAAATAGCGCATCATACAAGTCATCATCTAACTTACCTGTTTGTTTAAATTTTTCAACTTCGTGTCGGAAACGGTCCACCAGGTGGTCATATGTATTACCAGTGTCATCTTTGAGTACACCTTCTTGCAGTGGTACACCAGCGTGTTGGAGCATGCGGGCTAGTTCAGCACTTTCTTTTGTTGGAGGCTTTGTACCAAATGGACTTACTGGAATGCGGGGCACTTGTGGTCTAGGCGACGGGTCAGTTCTTGAAGACTGCATACCAGGGCGTATATCATCCATACCTGCTTCTTTCACCTCAGGCGCAGTGTCTTGGTCAACATCTGCAGGTGCTGCTTGGGTGCTTTGAGGAGTTTGCATGCCCAGTTCGGCCAGTCT